GTTGGTATATACTAATATTATGTCACCCACTTATAAGTACGTGTTATTAAAGGCTGATAATAGTATTGAAGATATCTTGGTTGATGAATCCGTACGTGCAAACCATGTTGAGAAAATACTAAATGGCCCAATTGAATTGATTGGACAATATGATCTAAATGAAACTGGTGATATTGGTTTAGTCTTAATAAAATCTATATCAAAATACAACCAATCTATGAATGCACATAAATTATTAAAACCCTTTAATAACCAAGTTGTATACGGTGATATTCTTATAAATTATGTTAATGAAGATGGGCAATCAAGTGATTTTACCAAAGATGATTATATTAAATTTTTGAACACCTATGATTATGATAATATTATGAAAATTTAATTCCTCATAATATTATTATTCATTATAAAATATATTAAACATATAGCTAATAAAACAATTGTTGAACCAAATACAATGCACGTGTATAATATATATGGTTTTAACTTGAATAACACGTGGTTCAGTAACGGATCAATACAATTCTCAATTATGACTTTCTTATTATTTTCTTTTTTTATCTCATTTAATATATAATTAACTGTACTAGCTGATAAACATGATTGTAAATGATTACTTGACATATAATTATAAGTTGAAAATAAATAAATAAAATAAACATATTATTAATGTTTGAAGATTTAATACCTGATATAATAGATGATTTGTGTAACCGTCTTAATATGAATGGTTTGTGTAAATTAGGGTGCTTAAGTAACGAGTTAGACCATATAGCTTCAAGTGACAAGTACTGGGTTAGACACTTTATTAGGTATAATACGAATAAGAATTTACCTAAGAATAATTTAAAAACCAAGACTATAAAACAGTACACAAAGTACCTAAAAAAACACCCATCTACACAATATACGTTTTATGATGAGGTATCACTAACCCGTCTCCAGTCACTTGTAAAGGGGTATACATTACAAATTAAAATACTTGAAAATCGTAAGAAAAATAAAGAATTATTGGAATTATTAGTATAACCTAATATAAACTAATATAAACTAATAAATATACTTAAAATACTTGTGAATAATAATAAAATGATAAAGGTTGCTTACGATCAAGATATATGCAAAGAACTGTGTGTTACACCAGTTTCGTTTAACGATTATAATAAGTGGGATAAAGAAAACAGTAGGTTTAATGTATATGTTTTACATAGATCGTTAAAGGCCATATACGTGCCATGGTTTTATGCTCTTAGTAAGAGTTTAGTTAGTGATACCGACAAATCTTCAATAATAAAAAGTATTGAAGATTGTAGGGTATACGAAAAGGGTAGTGATAGGTGGGATTTTAAGGGTAATTTAAGAGATCACCAAGTAAAGGCAATAGGGTGTCTTATAAGTGCTTATAAGAATTCAATGGGTGGTATATTATCGCTCGACTGTGGGATGGGGAAGACGGTTGTTGCTATAAAGATGATTGCGACTTTACAACTACCAACATTGGTATTGGTCCACAAAGAATTCTTGGCAAATCAATGGGTAGATAGACTAAAGGCATTTTTACCGAATGTCCGTATTGGGAGAATTCAGGGGAAAGTTATTGATACTGATGATAAAGATGTTGTTATAGCTATGTTACAATCAGTAAGCATGAAGGACTATGATGATGATGTATTTTCAAATTTTAAGCATGTAGTGGTTGACGAATGTCATCATATAGCAGCCCGTGTATTCTCCAAAGCCATGATGAAGTTAGGGAATTCATACAAGCTTGGATTGTCTGCCACACCCGATAGGCTTGATGGCTTAACATTTGTATTAAAATGGTTCCTAGGTGATATAGTATTGAGCTTAAAGAAGGATAATTGCAATATAACGACAGTAAATGTTTACAATTATAAACCGAAAGAGAATGAAGATATAATAGCTCGTAATGGGAAAGTGTGTTTGCCTAAGATGATAAACCGCCTGTTAGAAGAAAATGAGCGCACAACTATTTTGTGTAAGATAATAAATAGCATTGTTATATCTGATAATCGTAGGAAAATATTAGTACTAAGTGATCGTAGAGAACACCTTCAGTCACTTATGACTACACTTAATAATAAATATCCAATATTAACAACCGGGTTGTACATAGGTGGTATGAAGCAGAAGGATCTAGACTTATCATGCAACGCAGATGTCTTATTATCAACATACACAATGACGTCAGAAGGCTTTGATTTAGCAACCCTGAACACATTAGTATTTGCATCACCAAAGGCAAACATACACCAGTGTGTTGGTAGGATACACAGGAAAATCCACGAAATACAACCACTTATAATCGATATTGTAGACTCAATATCTATATTTTATGGCCAATCAAAGAAAAGAATGAAGTTTTACAAAGAAAATGACTTTAATGTTGACAAATCATCTATAGATGAGTTTGATGAAGATCCTGATCAGGATGAAAACACCGCCGCACTCACAAACGAATGTTTCATTTAAAGGTTCATTATAGATTTAATACAAATATCAATCATAGAAATGTATCTTCTTGAAGATATAACTGTGTACTCTACCCAACCACGTTTTAAAGAGTATGATATTTACACTTGGATGTTCAGTAACACTTCTTATGGACAGAAGTGTGATATCTTCAATAAGTTGATTCATAATACATTTATAACAAAATCTTATAAAGATAAAATGGTGGATTATTACCTAGGTTTGTTTAAAAATCGGCGGTTATGTAGGAAATTTATAACGAAGTTATATCTTAAGGTTAGAATAAAAAATATAAGAAAGAAGACTTTTATGAATGAATATTCATTAGACTTAGAAACACGATATAAGACAAAGAAAGATAAAATATATATCCATGAGAACTTAAAAACGTGGTGGATGTTATCTACAGAATTCTATTCATATGCAACAGGGTGTCTGAGGATGACAGACCTGCTAACACCATCACCGAATAAAATAAAAAACCCATACACAAACAACGTAATAGATGAGTATCAATTGACATTTATTATAAAAAATGTGATTGTTAAATTAGCAAACAAGATAAGTATAGATAGTTTATTGTATTATTTTATAATCGATGGATGTAATAATGAATGTTTTATTAAAAACAGATCAGCGCTCTTAAAAGATATCGCTATAACAAATTATGTAAATAATCTACCAACTAATGCAATGATAGAGATAGTAGAGGATTTTTTCTTTGAGGTGCATTCACCAGAAAAGTATGAGTTTGTGTGTAAACAGCTGAGTGATACCCCAGATTGGATGTCCGACAAAATATCATTAAAAAGGATATTAAAAAATATTATGATGTATTAAATATCATAGGTAATAGTATAGGATGAATGATGTAGTATGGGAATCACTATCAATAAAGGATTTATTAATTTTACACCAATATGGTGATGTTGCGGCAAAGTCAAAAGCGAATAAGACAATTAAGAAAATACTGAATGATCAGTTATCAGGCGATGATGTCAGGAACATGCGGAGACAATTGATGACTAAACATGGCGTACCACTCAATGTTTACAATAAGAACATTAAGAATAATAAAAGTATAACAAACAATATTAGTATCCTATCGAAGATACTAAAAATACCAAAACCATTATCATTAGGTTTAGATATACATCCATTGGGTGGATCAGAGCCATCATTTAAGAGCATAAATTGGGTAGACGCAAAGAAGATTGAGAATAATAACTGTTATGCATATGCAATTAATAGTATAAGGTCAAGTAGGATTCACAAATCAGTACCTGGTATGAAATCGAGGCGGTATAAGAAAATAGATCAGATAAATGGGGATTATCTGAAGTGTGAGATCTTAATGAAAGAGATAATAAGAGATCTTGGGGATAAGTGCAAGGTATTAAAAAATCCTTATGAAAAACCACCTGTTGATACTTATAAAGCGATTATGGTAATGTCTCCAGAAATAGATTTTCATTTTTATAGGCAGGATGATGATGGGACATTCTCACACAAAAGGGGCTGGGCTTACAACCCAACAAAACTAGACGCTGATGGTAAAATTATTTACGACCCATTAAAGTGTAACCGGAACTACGGATCACTAAATTACAGTAAAGTATGTTATGCGTTCAGTGTACCTATACACATAGATTTTGGAATTTAATCTATATTATTATTATAATGAAATACAACTCAGATGGTATATCAATAAATCGATCAAAAATAGCATTACCGTTAAATATTATTGTTATAGTATGGTTTACTATAATATACAGACAATATATAAGTACACTTGACGATGACTATAAAAAAAGTGTAAATAGTAAGATGTTGATAATTTTTGTATTTTTATCATTAGTTGCAGTTTATTATATAAAGTTATTACCAATATAAAATAAAATGGTATCTAAAAAATTAGAAAATCAGAAAGTACCAGAACAATCTAATTTTAAACAGATAACAAAAAAATCGATACAGGAAACTAGGTCGACAATTGATCATATACACGACCAATATATGTCAGAATACAGTAATAATATGATATACAAAACTTTATTGAAGATTCTTAAGAACGAGATAATAGTATTAGAAAAATGTAATATAAATTCGGATGATTATAAAAACCTAATAAAATTGTATGAAGACTATGAGCAATGTGATATAAAAAATGATAAAGATATGTCGAAATATTTACTTAATTTGGGTAAATTTTTAACTGATACTAAGATGGAGGATAATAATAACACGAATAATGCGAAGAATGGTTTATCATCGTGGTTAGAGTCTTCATCTAATAAAGGTGAGGTATACAAAAAGTTTTTAGAGGTACAGGGTATAGATTTGAACATAAATAATTTTACTGATAATGATGCGAATCATTGTTATCAGTGCAATTGTCCAAGGGTGAAGGATTGTATAGAATCAACTGCGGTATGTCCAGAATGTGGGGATAGTATATTTTGTATTGAGGTTTATCATAACTCGAATGTATATCAGAATGATATAGTCGAGATCCAGACACCGTATGCTTACAAGAGGATGAATCATTTTAATGAGTGGTTGGCTCAATTTCAGGGCCTAGAGAACACGACGATATCTAATGAAATAATAAATGCAATATTAGGGGAGATGAAGAAGATGAGGATTGATAAGAAGGATGTTACATCACAACAATTGAAGTTAATACTAAAAAAGATAAAGATGAACAAGTACTACGAGCACATACCACACATAATGTGTCGGATTAAACACAAATCTGGGATAAAATTAGATCAATTCCGAGAAGATCAACTTAGGACGTTATTCCAACAGGTTGAGACAACATTTATAGAATGTAAGCCAAATGATAGGAAGAATTTTTTGAGCTACTCATATGTCTTACATAAATTATTTGAGCTTCTTGGTGATGATGAATATTTAGATTTTTTCCCTTTATTGAAGTCAAGAGACAAGTTATATCAGCAAGATATAATGTGGAAAGCTATATGTGATAAATTAAGATGGCAATACATACCTAGTATTTGACATTTACTTGGTCTTCATAAGGATGCCACCAGCGAGTTGTGTCCCTACACATAAGGAGATACCAACACGCATACTATCAACAAAAACAGGTGCAAAAGTGTCCATGATTAGGTAGATGAGGAGTACGGATACAAACTTGTTGCTAAAGCCGGCGAGTTCTTCTTTGGTTGGTGCACGAGTGTGAGCCTTAGGTGGGCGTTGTAGGAATGTAATAAACAGTGCTATAAAGAAAACCTCATAAAAGTTACGGATAAATACGTTACGAAGATATGAAATAGTGAAAAGATTTTTGATCTTTTGTGCAAAATCAGTGTTCTGACCGTTGAGACTCATATATATTATACAAAATAAAAAAAATATATAAAACGAAATAGTTATTAAAAAATAATGAGTGAGTCGGCTGAAAAGTTTGATTTTTTGGATGAGTGTCCTGAAAACCAGCGTGTACCAGGACAGATGTTTGCAATAATATCTATAGTTGAGTCCCAAGATAAAACAAAATGTGCTCTAAAATTAAAAGGTTGTTTTAATACAGAAGAAAAAGCAAAAGAAAAGATAAAGAAGATCCACGACGAGGATAAAAGATATAATTTATATGTTGTTGATATGTACAAGTGGTTATTGTTACCTCCTGATATTGAAAATATTGGGGATCAGGAATACCAAGAAGGTATGTTGAACGATATAATCAAGGGGCACGCAGAACAAACCGAGAATGCAACAAAGGTTTTTGAAGAGAGACGGGAGCAATTAAGATCTGGGTCAACTCTAGAATCTTTAGAAGAAAATATCAATACACAAAATAAAATAAATTAACTTTTAGCCTGTTTTGTAACTTTAACAGCGTTCTTTGCCTTCTTTGTATCCTTATTTGGATCTGGTGCTATATCATAGTCTTTTTTATATGATTTCGTATGATGCTTCCATACATATGGTGCACACATCCGGAATGGTTTATGTAATTCCGCCTTATACCAATACACAGTCTCTTCAATTTTATTTGATCTAGATGTATTATCTAGTACTAAACATTCAAAGTTCTCAGTGCATTTATCCATTACTTGATTAAACACATCGAAACTCGGGAATATTCCAAAGAAATTCTTATATATTTTCTCCTTGTTTGATAATATGTTTTCTCTTAGAACAAACAAGTAATCAATATTTGCACGTAAATCAGGTGAAAGGTCCATACAATATTGCATTGTTATCATACATAATATACCCCAATGTCTCCCGTTCATAAAAATCCCTCGCATATTTACATCTTTCGTTATCTTCTTGCCATCGTACATACAATCGTCCATTAGAATAAACACATTCTCCTTTTTTTTCTCTCTAATACATTTCTTTTGTCGAGTTATTATAGAATTTATAGCAGATGCATCATAATCCCCATATATATATGAATCTGGTACCATTTCTTTATAAAACTCATTACTCTCTTCAGTAGGTGACATAACAACACCTACTGGGATATTCTTATGATGCCACATAATATCACGAACGAGTGTACTCTTACCCGTATTGCGTTTGCCTATAAATAAAATAATACGATTGTTTTCAATCTTTGTTGGATCAAACTTGCGTATATTAATATTTGCCATACTAAGAACCTAAAAATTAAATATAAAATTATAACTTATTGCCATTCCATCTTTATCTCATCTTTTATATCTATACAATTATACGAACACACTATATATGAGACAAAAGCTACCACAACAGATATCTTCAAAACTAATTTGAAGTTTATCATATCTTCAACATTATTAGTAACCATTGAATTTATCTTTATTGCGATTAATGTTATTAATGATATAATAATAGCTGATGTTATAGGAGACATTTGTCCTGTCATTATAATACTTTACAATAAAATAAATTTTTATTTAAACCGTACTATTCGTCATCAGAATCAGAATTACCACCGAAGAATTTTTTTGATGATTTTTCTTTAATATTAATCTTCTTTGTATTATTTAAATCATCTACTGGTGGCTCTGTACCATTATTTACCAAACCCAACTCTTCATCACCACCGGCGTCACCGGTGTCACCGGTGTCACCGGTATCACCTGTGACTCCGGTGTCACCCTCGCTCTCCCCCTCCCCCTCATCCTCATCCTCA